TGCGGGAAGACCTAAAGGTTCAAAAAATAAAATAACTGGAGTTTTAGAAGCTATTACTAGGGGTGATGGATTAAGCCCTGCTGAAATGATGATGGAGATTGCAAGACGTCAATTTGCTCAAGAAACTACAGCTGGTGATGCATTGGCACTTAAGGTTATCGTTGAGGCTAATAAGTTTATTGAAACTACTGCGGATACTAAAGCTACACTTCAAGATGTTAAAGCAATGTCAGACGATGAGATTCGTACAGAAGTATTAAGATTGGTAGGAAACGATAAGTAGGAGTATTATTATGAAACATGACCCTCAAGAGTTGTTGCTAGAGATGCAGAGGAGAGAGTCTTGGAAGCTTTACAAGGACGACCCATTAAAGTTTATAAACGAATGTTTGTGGATATATCCTAAAGACCCCTCACAGGGTAAGATAAAGCTTACAGTTAATAAGGCACAGGAATTAGTTGTTGCAGAGTTTGTTAGACAGATGAAGAATACTGGTAGGGTAAGGATGATTATCGCCAAGTATAGACAGGCAGGATTTAGTACAATATCCTCAGCTCTTATCTTCCACAGGTCTTTATTCTTTGAATCTACTCGGTCTGTTATTATTTCCTTAGACAAGCCAACAACAGAAAGTATTTTTAGTATGTCACAAACCTTTTGGGAAAACCTTCCTCAGGAATTAAAGCCCATACTCTCTCAAGCTAATAAAAGAGAGATGAAGTTTGAAGACAACAAGAGTATGTATAGATGTTTTACAGCCGGTGCAGACAATCCCGGACGAGGAACAACTAATACAGCTCTTCTGTGTGACGAAACAGCTTTCTTCCAAAATGCAGAGAAAGTTATGGCTGGTCTATTCCAGTCAATATCTACAGCAAAAGGAACAATCATTATTATTAATAGCACCTCTAATGGTGCTCAAGGTGTTTACTACGATCTATGGAATAAGGCTGAGAAAGGGGAAGGACAATTCACCCCATTATTTGTTCCTTGGTATCTTCAAGATGAATATACGCTTGAAGTTCCTGACGATTTAGAGATGACTTTAGATGAAAAGAAGTTAAAAGAACAATGGTCCCTTACAGATGGGCAAATTTTCTGGAGACGAATAAAAATATCTGAAACATCAACCTCTACATTTAAACAAGAATATCCCTTCACGGCTGAAGAATCCTTCATCCAATCGGGATCAAACGTGTTTGATATGGAGGCAATTAAGAAGTACATATCAACACCATATGCTTCGCTTAGAGCTTTCAATAGAGAGTACGCTTCGTTCGATGAGAATGAGGACGGTCACCTAAGTGTGTGGGAGCCACCAGCCAGAGATAGTAAGTACCTAATAGGTGCAGACGTCGCAGGTGGTGTCGGAGGAGACTACAGTGTAGCAGTGGTAATGGACAGCGATAGAAATATTGTTGCCATGTACAGGAATAATAAGATCGACCCTGTTTACTTCGGTCAAGTTTTATTCTACCTAGGAAGATGGTATCATAACTGTCTTTTGGCCTGTGAGAGCAACTCAATAGGTCTTGCAACATTACAACAGTTGTTCAGCATGAATTACCCATCGATATACCAGCAAAAGAAAACTGCCAACATAAGGCAAGCATCTGATGTTACATCTTTAGGTTTTAGAACAACATCTGCTTCAAAGACTCCAATCATATCAAACTTACAATCGCTTATTAAGGATTATGATATAAACATCCCGAGTCAAATTATTCTCGACGAGCTTAGAAACTATATACTCGTTGGAGATAATCAAAAAATGACAGCAGCACCCGGACACTATGACGACACAGTTATGGCTTTAGCTATATGCTGCGAAGCATGGAGAACACATGGACATGCATTAACAAACCGAGCGTTTTCGTTCGGGGAATCAAATAACTATTCAACCCAGATAGAAACTAACTGGATTTAAAGGAGCGAGAGAGAATGGATCACTCAAAAATAACCGACGAGGAATTGTTAGCATCAATTGACTCAAAGGTAAGGAATAGTGTAGGCGGAGCTACGGGGTCATCAGACCTCTCTAAAAAGCGAGAAAGTTCTACATACGAATATACTATGGACCCTAGGGGTGATTTAGCACCACAAGGCGTATCAAAAATTGTATCCTCGGATACTGTTGAGATTATCGAGGGGTATACGTCCTTGCTAGTAAAGCTATTACTAGATAACAATAAATTAGCAAATTTTATACCTAGGTCTGCGACAGCTAGAGACATCCATGATGCCAAAACAGCATCAGACATAGTTAACTACTGTATCTTTAATAAGAACGATGGTTGGAGAATTATTAACACTTGGATCAAATCTTCATTATTATATGGAAACGGAACGGTTAGCTGGATATGGGAAGAGGCAGCAGATTATGAAATAGAAGAGTACGATGAGATTCCTGAGGCTGTTCTTGACGAACTCCTTGCGGACTCAAACGTTGAGATAGTGGGCGAACTGGAAATCAGCGAAGAAATTAACCCTGAGAACCCTGAGATCGTCTATCAGAATGTCCGACTAAGAAGAAAGGTAGATAAGTCTAGAGTGACTTTCGATGCCATTCCTCCTGAGACATTCTTAATCAACAGGTCGGCAACGAGCATTCAAAGTGCCTCGTTTATTGGAAAGGTAACTGAGTTGTCTCATTCAGAGATTAGACAAATGTTTCCTGAGTTCAAAAAGGATCTAAGCGAACTAGGCGAAAACGCAGAATCTTCAAGAGGCAGTCATTGGTCCTCTGAGAAGTTCTCACGTAGAGACGCTACTGGTATTGAAAACCTTGGTTATGAAGAAGAAGACGAGGAAGCCAATACTATTGTAGAAGTTATCGAGTGCTGGATTAGATCGGACAGAGATGGTGATGGTATTGCTGAATTAAAGCATGTTATCAAAGCTGGTGAAGATATCCTTTTAGAAGAAGATGTCTCATACATCCCTGTGGCTGACCTGAACCCTATTGAAGTGCCTCACGAACACTTTGGACTATCTTTATCAGATATGGTCCGCCCACAAATGCAAGCTACTACAGCTATCATGCGTGGATTCGTTGAGAATGTTTATTATGGTAACTACGGAAGAACATTAGCAGATCCTAATGTTGTTGACTTCGCAGCTTTACAGAACCCTGTTCCTAAGCAAATTATCGCTACGAATGGTACACCTGTAAACTCTGTTCAACAACTAAACCCTGAGCCTATCAGCTCTGGGACACAAGGTATGTTAGAATTCTTACAGTTGCAGAAAGAGCAAGCTACTGGATTAACAAAAGCATCTATGGGTCTTAATGACGCACTATATGTTTCTGGAAACTCAGCAGAGAAGACAGCACAAGCTCAATCAGCAGCTCAAATTCGTATCGAACATATAGCTAGAAGATTTATGGAGACAGGTCTTAAAGACTTGTGTAGAGGTCTTCTTAAAGAAATGAAGCAGAATATTAAAGAAGATATGATGTATAAAACCGAAGCCGGTTATGCGTCCATCTCTCCTTTGGATCTGCAAAGAATACCTTCAAATATGGATTTGGATATTCAAGCCAATCTTGGTGAAAACTCAAACTCTTCCCTGCAACAAAAGCTTGGGAAAGTGGCTGAGCTATTACCTATGATGGCACAAGACCCAGAGGCTAGAAAGTATATTTCTCCTCAGGCTGCTATGAACTTAGGAACTCAAATGATTAACTCAATGGGCTTTGACCCGCTGGATTACTTCGTTGACCCTGAAGACCAGCAGACAATGGATCTTGTTCAGAAGCAAATCGATCAAGAGGCGCAAGGTGCACAACAGGCTAAAGAGCTTGAGATGAAGACCATCACAGCAAACATTAGTTTGGTTAAGGCTGAAGTTGACAATAAGAAGATTGACAACAAGAGGCAATTACTAGAAGCGCAGGATGAATCAAATCGTAAGTGGGCTGAGTTGGAGATTAAGGCTGTTCAAGCTGGAACACCTCCAATCAAAACTGTACCACTAGACTTTCCAACTCTTTATACAGACACGGAAGGTAACGAGAAGAGACAGGCTGAGCATGAGCAAATGAAACAGCAAGCCGCCCAACAGCAGCAAGCTGGTCAAGAGCCACAACAATAAGTAGTTAAAAGGAGACGTTGAGAGATGAACTATAAACGTACTCCCGGACACAAAAGCGTCGAGGGGAAGCCTAAAAAGGTGACCCCTTACGATGACGCCCAAAGGGTTCTGGAGAAAGGATGGGGTTGTGAAGATTTAAAAGACACAATGACATTCGTATATGAAGACTTGATGAATGATTTATTCAAGGCTTGGATTGAGACTAAACATCACGAAACCCAAGCAAGAGAATTTATCTATCACCAAGCGGTTTCGCTAGGGGCAGTTCAAGCTAACATAGAGAGAGCAGTTACAGCGAAAACTAATAAAACTCGTGAGCTAGAAGGAGATGATGATGAGTAGAGAAAGAAAAGCTATTGAGAATTTAGAGTCGATTATTTCGGTAATGATTAATGATATGAGTATTGGCGCATCCTATGTTAGGACAAATGCGTCTTCATGCTTAGATATGATTAATCTTGTTGATAAAATCCAAGCTAGAATCCCAAAAGATAAAAAGAAATAGAGGTTCTTGAAGAACCCTTGATGAGAGAAGTGAGAGTTGTTCAAGACTCTCTTTAACAAAAAGGAGAACTTAAATTATGAGTGAAAATTCTACCGGCTCAGCCGATGATGCAAACACGAATGATTCAGTATTTGAAGGCGCAATGGATGATGCAATTGATAGTTTATTAGATAAAGCAGTTGAAAGTGGAACACTACAACCAGCTTATGATGAACAGGACGAAGCATCTACCCCGAGCGAGGACGAGGACACAGAAGAACTTGAAGGCGAAGAAGAAGACCAAGCTGACGAGGACGCTGAAAATGTTGATGAAGATGAAGATGATGCCACCGAAGACGAGGAAGAATCCAAGGATGATGAAGAATCTACCCTTGATGATGAAACTGAGGAAGAGGAAGAAGGCGAGCTAGATATGGACTTTATGGTTCCCGTTAAAGTTGACGGAGAAGAATCAGAAGTTACATTAGAAGAGCTTGTTAAAGGCTATCAAACTAATCAGAGCCAGACTAAGAAAGGTCAAGAATTGGCAGAACAGGCCAAGGAACTAAAAGTTGCAAAGGATAAGGCAGATTTGTTTTCGCAAATTAATGTCGAACTTCTTAAACAGCAAGATGATAGAGATAAGAGCTTACTAAAGAGTCGCAAGGACATTATGGACTTGGTGGCGAAGGGTGAGTATGTAGAAGGCGTTGATGATGACCTAGCTACTTTGCAATACAAGTACAAGTCCTTAGAGGATGAGTATACTACTCGCAAAGCAGATAGAGACTCAACAGTGTCCAAGATGGAAGAGGCAAACAAAGAGAGATATGAAGAGGTCGTTAAGGAGCGTGTTGAAAATTTCCAAAAGGAAATAAAGAACATCATCCCTGACTGGTCTACTGAGATCGCTCAAGAAAACTACAAGTTCGCAATTGATCAAGGAATCCCTGAGGGGTTTGTTGCGTCAATTACCGATCCTGAGATTGCCAAATTCATCGATGACTACAGAAGACTAAAATCTTCATCGTCTAAAGGTGCTGTTAAGAGAAAGAAAGTCCCTGTAAAGAAAGTTCCTAATAAAAAGCCTGTTTCTGATAAAGTTAAACAGAAGAGCAAGACAAGCAAAGCACGTTCACGAGTCCAAAAAGGAAAAGGCTCCGA